TTCTGTTCGTTCATTCTCTATTGATTATGAAGGCAATCAACTTAAACAACGTCAAGTTAAACGAGACAAAGGCCATGTGCGCACTGACGTTGCTTCTTATTCTAAGAATTTCCTCATTAATCAAGGAGATTCTACTCCGTTTACTGGTAATTATATGTTAGATTACCAAAAGTTACGCGCACATTTCCATAAAGCCGGTTACGAGCCTAACCGTGCGAAGGACTGGCCTCCAGCCCTTCTTTCAAAGATCCTTGAAACTTATTTACGAACTGGTAAATTAATTTCTTATTTCAAGGTTCAGTCGAAATATATGGATTCAGAAGCTATTGCAGTTGATCCTATTTTTGTATTGCAACAGCTTTATTCTGAACTTGACAATGTTCCAAATACTAAAGGTCGTAAGGTTCGGAAAATTCTTTTATCGTCTCTTATTCGAAATCATTGTCTTCCTGCGTTTCAAAATTCACTCACTCAATCTCACTCTTGGAACCAACGACTTGCCCAATCTGATATGTTTCAACGTACTGTTCAAGATTCTATAAATATGGCACTTAGTAGTGATCAAGTTAAAATTACTCTTGGTGAACTTGCCAAAGATACTGTTAACGAAGTTTCTACTAAAGTTGGTGAATCTGTTGAGCAAATTACTGCTAAAGTTAGAGACCAAGTGTTTGATTCAGTTGTTATGAAACAAGCTGGAGAAAACTTTGGTGGTGGAGTTATTTCTGGTATTAAAAATAAGTTTTGTGAATACTTCTCCTCCACTCTTGAATCTTTTAGTAATACATTTTCAAAGTTTTCTCTTATTATAAGTCGAATCTGGCCCCTTATTGCTGTTCTTGTTGCTGTTTCTCTTATAGTGTTCTTTGGAATTAAGCTTGTACTTTATGCTTTTCCCAATATTTTTGGTCCTTCTGTTCAAGTTGATAAAGCTACTTCCGATAATTATGTTCTTGATAATCTTAATCATTTAGCTGATTGGCTTGGCCATCATATTACTCAAATACCGAAATATTTTAAGTTTTCTGATAGTCCCCAATTTAAACTTATGAAAGATTCTATTACTGTAATGGTCTTTTTTGAGAAACTTGCCAATGCAGCTAAAGCTGTTGGAAATATGTTTGGAAGTATCCTTGATTGGGGTTGTGCTTTCTTTACTGGAGAGCCTTTCTTTGATTCTACTAAGAAACTCCAAAAACTTTACGTTTTATTAGATAACTGTTTGGACTCTATCAATCGCGCTACCAATTATGTTCCTCTTGCTGATCAAGCTCAGTATGTTGAAGACTATCAACAATTAACTGCTACTTTGCCCTTTTTGTTTAAAAGTGATAAGACTCGTTTTAATTCTGTCTCTGCTGTTCTCGCATTGAAACATTCTCAATATGAAACTTATCTTCGTTCAATTACTTCTGGTTCTTGTCGTCAGGAGCCTGTTGAACTGTGGTTTACTGGTCCTGCTGGAATTAGTAAGTCTAATACTGCAGAATGTGTCTTTCAATTAGTTTTCAATCTTCTCAAACGTGATCACCCTTTTGTTCATAGTGAAATTAAAGAGCCTGAATGGAAATCCGCTCTTGTTGGTTTGAAAAATGCTTCTGATTCTTTTTGGTCTAATTATAATAAGAATTGGGCTTTTATTATGGATGATGTGTTCCAGTATCCTGATCCTGAGATTGTTACAGCAGAAGCTCAAATTCTTATTATGGCTAAACAGCGATCTCGCTTTGCACTACCTACTGCTGAAGTTCATTCAAAAGGAAAACTTTTCTTCGAGTCAAAGATAATGGCTATTACTACTAATGCCGCTGAATCTACACTTCAAACTTTGATTCCTGGCATAAACCATCAAGCCGCTTTCCAGCGAAGGAGAGATTTTGTTATTGAAATGACAGGTAATTCTGATCCCGACCAAGGCGGTACGGTTAATCAATGGGATGGTGTTACTTTTAATGTTTCTCAATGGGATTTTAAACAAAAGAAACATATTCATCTCTTTTCTGAAAAAGGTTCTATTGCTTTGGCCACACTCGCCGAAAAAGTTGTACAGAGATACTTATCTTACCATCGTTTCCATCATGCTAATTTGAAACTTGATTTGTCTTCTATTCTTGATAAAGTTCCTAGTACAGTTGGTCAAATGCCACCCCCTTATAAGAGTCCTCCACCTCCTGCTGTTCCATCCTCATCTCCTATTTTGCCACCTCTTGGTCCCCCTCCCCAACCTTCATCTGTTCCTAAGAAACAATTACATGACGTTGGGAAAATGTTGTCTACATTTGTTGATGCACCACTACAAACTGGTATTGACCCTCGTGCTCTAGCTACTATGGTTAAAATGTGTTCTAGTACTCCCGTTATTGCTGATGTTAAAAAAGAAAATGTTGAAAAACAAGTTGTAGATGATTTGAAATATATGCCTGAAGGTGACAATGAGATTCTTATTCAAGATGATTCTGATGATGAACAACGAGCACCTCCTGTTCGTGATCTTAATGAACCAGATATATTGCTTGTACCAGATGATGATCAATCTTCTCTTAAAAATCGTGCTCCACAGGAAAAAGAGAAGGCTAAAGACAAATGGGGTTTCGTTGAAGGTCTCACTTCGGAAGATAGGAAAAGATTGGATGAAATGAACAAAGAACCTTTAAAAATTCCGTCTTGTCGAGTTCCCCATTTCCGTGCTGATGGTACTGTTGGCCCTACTCGATTTCCTCATGCTCCTGGAGAAGAAGATGTTGGCATAGGAACTGGCATTCTTAATATTATGCGAGAAAAAGTTTCCAAAATGATGTCTGAAGAAGTGAAAACCACATCTAAACCCAATTCTGATATGCATGTTGTTCCCCAAATCTTTGGTCAATGGTGGCGAGGAAAAATTCAACCAATTGCTCCGAAGTTACCTGATAAGCTTCGTAATGCTATCGCACATACTACTCCTGTTGATTTTGTCACCTCTTTCTGTGGTCGTCGTTTTAACTGGAACGATCAACAAGCTGTTCCTAATGGTGATACTGTCACTCTTGAGCGTTGGTTGTTTCAAAATGGTTACGATCAAGATACTATTGGTGAGGTTTCTAATTTCTTTTCCGTCATTCGTCATCCCTCAGCTGTTCGATGTGAAGCAGAAGGCCCTGATTTTGATGATATTTATCAACAACTTGTTTCGGTTCCTATTCCTCAAGACATCCCTGATACATATATTGGCTTTTCCATTCATACGGACCATTCACGAATTTTACAATCGCACTACATTCCTGACGATATTGTATTGACTGATCGCCATGTTAATTTGTATTTTAATTATTATGGCATTCCTACTGCGCGTGTGTGGAATGTTATAACTTCTAATTGCAATAAGTATGAAGATGCTTTTGATGATACTGCTCCTATTGATCCTAACCATAATATTAACCAACGCAACCTTCACTTGGCTGTCTCATTCTTTGATGTTGTAGCCATATGTGCTTCTAGTATGTTTACTGGTTACGTTGTTGGTCTTCTTATTTATGGCGTTATCTGTCTTATTTATAAAGGCTTGGAAGCTATTGGTCTTTTGTCTAAAGAACAATCCAGTTTCATTAACGATTCTTCTGATGTCGAACTTGAAAGAGCTCAAGCTACACTTCGTACTGCTATAAAGAAAGTACCAGGCCGCGTTAAACAAGTTATTAGTACTCTACCTCATTCCGATGGAGATGTAACGTCTGATAATACTGACTCTCTTACTGGATCTGCACGTCGTGTTATGAAAAATCTTTATCTTGCTACAATTAAAGTAAAAGGTCGCGATTCCATGCCCACTCATGATATATGGATTCATTTTGTCTCCAATAACATTGCCCTTATGTGTACTCATTATTTTGCTTTTGGAGAGATCCTTTCTATGGATATTTATCCTGTTGGTAACAAAGAAGAAAACTATGAATCTGTATCTTGGTCTGATGTTACTGTTCTTCGTGATTGTCCCAATGTTAATGGAATTTATAGTACTCTAGCTCGTCGCGATCTTACTGCTGTATATATACCTGGAATTCGTCATCGTTGTGATATGACACGTCAATTAATGTCTCAGAAAGATTTTCCTAGCATTCGTAATGTTTCTGGAATCAGTCGACTTGAATTCGATAATATTGACGGATCATTTACTATTTCACGTACTGTTACCCATGAGTATCCTCGATTATCAGGTTTGACTGAACCAGTTACAATTACAGAAACTAATCTTGGTGTTCAACTTGCTGACTATGCTATAATAGATGGTATTCCTGGTGGGAATGGACTTTGTATGTCACCTTATATGCCCTCAAATACCTCTGTTCCTTCTGTTATTTATGGCTATCACGTTGCTTCTTATCATAATGCCAAAATTCAGCAATCTATGTTTGCACCTTTCTTTAAAGAAGATCTTGTTAAAGTTAAGGCTACTTTTGAGAATATGCCTAATATTAAGAGTGATATTACTTTTAATCCACCACCTGATCCTATTTTTAAATCTGATAATGTTCCTATAAATTTTTCAGATGAATCATGTGAGTTTCTACAACATTCTCGAGTTGCTTATACTATTGACAGAAATGTTTCTTGGTCCCAAAAGAGCAAACTTATACCTACTAATGTTAAGACTGGCACAACCAAACTTAAAGCTCCCTATCCTGAAGATAAAATTCCTGCTGACTTGTCACGTACCGCAGCCAATCTTGCCCTTCGAAAACTTAATGGTAAGGTTTTGTATCATGATGACCAAGTCTTCTCTGATCCTCGTGTTTTCGAAGGTTCGTTTCGGCCCAATATGAAAAAAGATGATGTTTGTCGATTCCTTTCTTTTCAACAGTGTGTAGAAGGAGTAACCGCTCGTGGTAATATTCATTCTACTGATGTCTCTAAAGCTTCAGGTTTTCCATACAATACAAAGTCTATTAAGAAATCGGATCTTATTAAACGTGATCATTCTGTTAGTAATATACGGGTTCCTACTTGGTACTTTGACTTTTCTTTGAAACCTGAGTTGATTGATAAGACATTTTTTAAAGAAAAAGATGAGCCTGGACTTTGGGTTGACCCTGAACTTCAATCTTGGTTTTATTGGTATCACTACTGGTCTAGACTTGGTTATACTCCTCCTGCCTTTTATTCGTTTGCTCTCAAAGACGAATTAAGACCTGTACAACGAGTCAAAGATCATCACTCTCGTTATTTCAACGTCGGTGAACTTGCCCATCAGCTTTTTTGCAAATCTGTCTTTGGTTACTACATTTCAGCTCTTGAACAGACTATGGATGGAACTATTAAACTTGGAATTAATCCCATTTCTCATGATTGGGCTTTATTGTTTCGTAAACTTACTAATATTTCCAATCGAGTTACGTCTCAAGACGTTAGCGGTTGGGATTTGCGGTATCAAGTCAATTATTTTAAGAAATGGGTTCATCGTTTTCGGACATATTTCCATCTTTCTATTGATGATATTTTCTTTCTATGTGTCAAATCTGCTTTTGTTTCCACTTTCCTTGTTTTTCTTGTTATAGGAAACAAAGTTGTTGTTTTTGTCTGTATGCCATCTGGTTGTCTTATGACCTCTGTTTGGAACTCTTGTTTTAATGATGCTGAACATCGTCAAATTTGGTACTGGCTTGATGATCGAGATTTTGATAAGCTTAACGGGTTGGCAATATTTGGTGATGATTCTTTACTTGCTTCTCAATTTAACAAGAGATACAATGGTATTACTATTGCTGCATTCCGTAAAATTGTTTTCAACCATGAATGCACTGAACAAGACAAAACTGATACTTTGAAAGAGAGTATTCCAATTGAAGAAGCTGTCTTTCTTCAACGCAGTTTCAGAGAACGAAATGGTTTAATGTTTGCCCCCCTGAATCCTGATTCTATTCGTTCTATGACACAGTATATCATGAAGCCTGATCCTACTACCACTGTACAACAACAGACTGCTGTCAATCTCCACAATGCACTTCGTGAGTGGGCTCTTCACTCTGAAGAAGATTTTCAGCGAGAACTCGCTACTCTTCAACCTTTTCTTTTAGCGCTTGGTCCTAAGTACGTTTTTACAGAAACTTACGACGATTTGTGGTCTGCATTTTGTCAATTGCACGCTGGAGAAAAGACTAGTTATCTTTTAAAAGATGACTTTGTGTTTTGAAGTTTTTCAAAAACTCCGTCGCCGGCGACGTTAAACACCGGGGATGTTCTTGGCCTTGCCCACGGCCTTCTGACATCCGACTAATTCAGTACGGAAACATAAAAATGCGCTTTTTATACAATGGTCCGTTTCCCGATCTGATGTCATAAGTCATGAATCCATTGTTGTCTTGTACCTATCATGTTCCGGTACTACTTTGACTCAATACATGTCCATCTCAAACGTTACTGAAGTTTCAGCTGTTGTTCCCATTGGAGACGTACAACAGCCAGTTGACACAACAACTACCTCGACTACAACTTTCACTGAGTCCTCAAATGTGATTGATGTATATCGTCCTTCTCCTCCTCGTCCTATTGCAGATCCTTATCCTGACACTACTCCTTTGCAACTTCTTAATCGTACTTATCAAATTACGGTTCCAGTTTGGACTCCTGGATTTGTTGGAGCATCACTTCCTTTTCCTGGTTCTTTGCTCTTGAATCCTACCATTTCAGCAGTTATGAATCGTTATCGGTTTCTCCGTTCTGATGTGTCTGTAGAAATTCGATTGAATTCAACCCCTTATCATCAAGGTTCTCTTATCATTGGTTTTATTCCTTGTTCTACTAACACTCTTCCTACTTCTGCTGTTGCTTATCAAGATCAGTTTTTTTTGTCTGGCCTTCCTGGTTCTGTTATTATATCTGCTTCTACGCAAGATTCTGTTCGTATGGATCTTCCTTGGTTAGCCCCTATTGATTGGTACGATAATAGTTATATGACCGCTGCAAGCTCTTCTATAATTGGCAGTTTGTTTATTCGTGAACTTAATCCTCTTGTTGCTACTTCAAGTGGTCAAACTGCTTCTGTTCCTCTTCTTGTTTATGCTACTTTCAAGAATCCTAGAGTCACTGGTTTCATTTCTGATTCAAGTAAACCCAATAAAGAAGCTCAGCAACGCAATTCCACTGGTCTTGATGCTAAGGGAATTGTTTCCACTGTTTCTAAAGTTCTTCGCACTGCTCCTGTGATTGGGAATGCATATGGTCTTTTTGCTGATGCCGTTAATGCTTTTGCTGGTGATTTGTCCAAACCTATTACTCAAGAAGCTCCTAAACCTCTTGTTCAGACCATTAATCAGGAATATAATCAAGCTTCTGGTCTCTCTTACGCAAAAGAGCTTACTCTTTATCCTGGTTCTCGACTCACCCAATCTCCTATTTTTGAAACTATGGAAACTTCTCATATGTCAGTTGTTGCACTTGCACAGCGGCCCATGATGTATGCAACTTCATCATTGTCCGCTACTAATACTACCATATCAGTCCCTTGTATACCCAATACCAATTATGTTAGTTCTCCTGCCTATGTTCAAAATGTTCAAGGCGATTGGTTTGCTTTTGTTGCGAAGGCATTCCAATTTTGGCGTGGTTCTATTAAGTACATGTTCCATCTTAATGTTCCTGCTTTTTACTCCTTCCGTGTTCGATTAGCCCTTAGATACGGTACTGGATATGTCAATGTTGGTGACTTGCAGTCCAAAATTATTGATATTAAAGGTGAAACCTGGTTGTCTGTTTCCGTTCCTTATCTTTGGACAACCATGTACCGTCAGCCCGCCAATGACGTTATAGGAAGTACAACGCCTTATTTGCAACTTACACTTGAATCTAGCATTGTTGGATCTTCCTCTCTTGGAGCCCCTTTCGCATATGTCAATATATTTCGCTCTGCTGGAGAGGATACCCAGTTTGCACAACTTAAAGGAGTTAAATTGTCTGCCCCCCATCCTATGGAAAATGGTAAAGCAAACAAGAAAGCTCGTTCTGATGCATGTGTTGGTGAGATGTTTAAGAAACCTTTTGATACCCTTGTTCCTGGTATTGTTCAAGGTCAGGAAGCCAATTATACTGTTTGTGAAACTGTAAACAGTGTGTCTGACTGTATAAAAAGGCCATCATTATTTACGCCTGTTACTGGTAGTCCTATGACTCCTTGGCTTATGACGCCCGGTCCCTCCAATTCTTATGCTTTGCTTCAATACGGTGAACCATTTCAATATTTTTCATCTGTTTTCCGTTTTTGGCGAGGCTCTCTTACGTTTGGACGTCTTCCTACTATCAATGGCGCAAATTTTAATGTCGCTACTCTTACCAATACATCTAGTTATTATTCAGCTGCTACTCCTGGAGATGCTTTGTTTTACTCGCCCACTACTAATACTAGTATCTCAAACAATCTCCTTAATACTGTGAATTCCCCTTATTTTGCTGAAGTCCCTTGGCAACCTATGAATTCACCTGGTCAAACCTTTGCCTCTGAGATTTATACCGATGGATCTGTTCTATTTTCTCCGTCTGGTATTCGTGAACCTTGGACAATTGATCAGAATACCTGGATAGCTGCTGGCGATGATTTTATGTTACTTTATCCTGCCCCCTATTTTCCATATGCCATGCAAACTACTGTCTTGTTTGCTGACCCTTTCGCACCTCATCCTTAAGACAGAACCGTGAACACACTTGCGTCCAAGTGTGTCATTAGCCCTATGACGACTTACTTGTGTTAAAAAGATACAGGCTGTCAATTCAATTGCTGGCGCGGAGTCTGACAGCTCCGTCTTGATCCCTGGCATAGTCTG